CCGCAGCCGCCGCAACGGCATTTGACCGCCAGCCTGGCGTCGTAATCGACAGGCCGACAGCGCGTCAGGGCCTCGCACTGGCGATCGATCGCCGCTTGCGTCGGCCGAGCCCATTCACGCTCTAAGGCGCGTCGTCGCCGTCCAGGCATGGCTTGATCTCCAGAGATGCGCGGAAGTGGGCCGCGCGCCGGTATCCCATGATTGCGCGTCGCCAAATGCGATCAGCGCGCAACTCAGCAGCCGCAGCGAGATCAATCTTCGCGCCCCGAGCCCAACTCAGCGCCGCCTGGCGCGACACACCGGCCCGCCGAGCAGCCTGCGACACAGTGAGCTGACCGCGCCGCATCAGGCGAATAGCGCAGTCTCGCGTGTGAGGATCAATCGCCATTTAGTTGTCAATGTGACAAGCGCGACAGAGCCGCGTCAATCCCTAATCGACCAACTATCACGAAAATGTGATAACCCCGCAGCCGCCGCAGACGAAACGCCTCGCCAGATGTTAACAGCGCTCACACGCCCGCAACCACTAGACAAAACAACGAAACGCGCGGATACAATAGCCGCAGCCGCCCTCACGCGCGCGCATCCTCCCTCTCTCTCCGACACGCCAAGCCCGGTCATTGCGGCTCGCCAAGCCGCGACCAAACATCCCGACCATGACCAATCTCGCCCTCTCGACAGCCCCTTCCTCCGTCGCGCCGCGCCGTAAGAGCATCAATCCAAAGCTCATCAAGGCGCTAACCCTCATGGTCGACGAAGGATTGCCAATAGCCAAAGCTGCACAATCGTCTGGATTGACGACTAAATGTGTACGCGACGCCTTCGATCGTGCTCATGTCCTCGACTACGTCCGCAAACGAAGGCAGATGCTCCTTGCGAGCGTCAACGCGCGCAACATTCAGCGCCTGGCGGAGATCAGAGACGCCGCCGACAACATGCCGGCGGTCAACTCAGTGCTCGCGCTCGAGCGCATGGCAGGCGATCAAGCATCAGGTCAGGCAGGCGGCGTAAGTCATTCACCTGGAATCACAATCCAGGTAGTGACAGTGCAGTCAGACGAACGTCAGCCTGTCAAGACGACCATCGATCTGACCGCGAACCCTCCCGATCCTGACGATCGCCCGTGAGCGAGGCCGGCAGGAAAGTTTCGTCGTTTCGCTGTGCTCGAAGCTTGCAAGAGCATAAAACCTGTGGGATTTGTTGGGGTGTCCGAATTTTTGGGGCTCTGAAAATATTGGGACGCTCGCCAATTCAAGAAGCATCTCGGTACGCGGCCAAGCGCGCGGCGTGGGATGCTGACCCTGCGGCTTTGGCAGAACAGCGGCGAAAGTGGCGAGAGGCTTTCCGCCGGCGCACGGGTCTTCCTGCTGACGGTTTGCCCGACGCGGAGTTTCGGGCGGGCCAGAAGGCTGCCAGGGATGCTAAGGCGGCTGAGAGGGCTGCGGCGAAGATTGAGCGCGCCGCCGCGCGCGAGGCGGCCAGGCTTTTGGGGCCGACCCCGTCTGAGCGGCAAAGGGCGTGGCGCACGGCGAACCCGGCTCGGGCGCGAGGATTGGTCCGCTCGTGGAAATTGGCCCACCCTGACAAGGTCCGGGCTGACAAACGCGGCCGCAAACTGGCGAAGCGCGCGCGAACGCTCGAGATTCTGACGAAGGCTCAGCGCGGCCGGTGCGCGATCTGCCGTTGCCGGCTGGGCGACGAGGTCCACATCGACCACATCATGCCGAAGGCGCTGGGCGGGTCGAACCGGCGCTCGAACCTGCAATTGACCTGCGCGCCGTGCAATCTGGCGAAAGGCCCGCGGCATCCGCTCGACCACGCGCGGTCGCTGGGGTTGCTTCTGTGAAATTGTTCAGGACTTCACGAGTTCACAGGTTCAGGACTGTGGATACGCGAGGGATTTTCGATGGCTGACGTGGTTGGGCTTCGCGGGCGGGCGGCTCCGACGGGAGAGGGGGCTGAACCGGAGATTGTTGCGGAGTTGGAGTGGCTGCTTGCGCAGGCTCGGGCTGGCGACGTCATCGCGCTTGCGGCGGTTATTGTGCGGCGCAACCTTGAGATTGGATCGGTTTCGCGCAATCCGGGCGGGCAGCGGCATTTGCTGGTTGCGGGGGCGGCGTATTTGCTGGGGGACCTGACGAGCGAGGCTCGGACATGCGAGAACCGGCAATGAAGCCGATTCGCATTGTTTCGGCGGCGCAGCGTTCCTATGACAGGGCGCTGTCTTGCGATTGGTTCATGCGCGCCCTCCACAATCGCAAGCGGCCGGCGGTGATTTCTTTTCGCAACAAGCAAATCCGTTACACGAGAGGCGTGTCATGAAGCTCATCGCGATTCGGTCGCAGGCGCAGCGTGCGATGCTTGAGCGGGTTGTGTCTGACCCTGCGGAGGCGCGGCGTCGCGGGATGCGGCAATCTGACGCTGCGGCGGCATTGGCTGCGGACGGTGGCGGTCGGTTGCCTGAGCGTTTGGGGCCTTTGCGACCTAATCGCCACGGTCCTGCTGGGTGGCGTCGGTGAAAAGGGTCAACTGCTCGCCGAGCTTCGGATAGTTGATGGTTCCGGGGAAAGGGCCGCCACCCCAATGAAATGGGAAGCCCGGCTCGCCGGCGCGCTGCCACGCGATCATCGGTGGCATGACAGGGCCGACGAACGTGGGCGATGGCCGCCACTGCGCATCGAGATAGGCGTCGCGCTCCGCGCCCGTCAGAAGGTGCGGAGGGACGTGCTTCGGTTTCATGTCCGGCTCATTGCGGCGATCCGGTCGCGGACGCGGATCACGGTGCGGGCGGACCACGGCGCGCCAGTCGGCGTCGCGACGCCCATCTCGTTGAGTTTGATCGCCGCGGTGTGCGAGGAGAAGTCTTTCAGCCTGGCGAAGATCGGGGCGAGCTCGGCGGCGCGCGCGTTGGCTTCGGCCTTGCGGCGCTCGCCGACTTCGGTGGTCTGGCCGAGTTTGCGGCCTGATTTGGTGCCGGTGATCTTGGCGCGGGCGAGGGCTGCTTTTGTGCGCTGCGAGATGAGGGCGCGCTCCTTTTCGGCGACCGCGGCGTAGATGTGGAGCATGAAGGGGTCGACGTTGGGGCCGAGTTCGGCGACGATGAAGGGGATTTTGTGCAGCATCAGGCCGGAGATGAAGTGGACGTCGCGGGAGAGGCGATCGAGCTTGGCGACGACGACCGGGCCGGGGATGCGGGCGGCGAGGTCGATGGCGGCCTTGAGTTCCGGGCGGAGATCGAGTGCGTCGGCGCCCTTGCCGGTCTCGACCTCGACGAACTCCTGGACGATGCGCATGTCGTTGTTGGCGGCGAACTGCTCGACGGCGGCGCGCTGGGCGTCCATGCCGAGCCCCGAGAAGCCCTGCTTTTGCGTTGAGACGCGGAGGTAGGAGACGATGGGCGTCATTATCGCAGCACCAGAAACAGCCAGATGACGAAGATCGCCGACACGATGAGAAGGGTCATTTTTCCCTCTTGCATCCCGCGATCTAGTGTGTCATGACTCGGGCGGATAGTCAAGGGGGATGCGATGGAGAGGTTCGAATTGCAGACCCGGATTGCAGAAGTGCTGATCGGGGCCGAGGAACGTACTCCTGTGGGAACGATCGAGCATCGCCATGCGCGCTATTCGCAACGGGCACGCAAGGGCTGGCGGACTCGCAAGGCGATGGCGAAGGCGAGGAAAAAGCCATGATCGAAGTCGACCCGAAGCTGTTTCTCAAGACGAAGGGCGCATTTCAGGAACTGCGCGTCGAGCGAGACATTTCCGGCGGCGTGAGGATTATCCTCGGCTCCGCCGGCTGCGTGTTGTCGCCGGAGGACGCGATCAAGCTCGGCTCGGCGATTCTCAAGGCGGCCGGCTGCAACGTGGACTATCAGGGCGATCCGCTCACCAAGAGGTCATTTAGGCTATGAACAAGAAGCCTCCTAGCGAGAAAGAGCGCGAGGCTTCACGTTGCCGGACAAGAGCATGGTCCGCAGCCAACCCGGAACGGAAAAAGGCCGCCGACACCGCCTATCGGGCGGCAAACGCTGAAAAACTGCGTCTGTATCATAAATCTCGCTATCAGGCGAATAAAGAAAAGATGGCCGCCGCCTCGCGCGAGAACTATTTAAAGAACAAGGATGCATACAAAGAGCGGGCAAGGAAGTCATTAGACAAACATCGAGCGGAACATTACGCATTAGTCCGGGCGCGACGGGTGAAAAAGCGCGACAGTGTCAAGAAATATCTATTTAAGTTGCAGAATGGCCGCTGCGCCTACTGCCGCTGCAAATTAGACTTTGCCGCCATGCACATTGATCACATCATGCCGGTCAAGCTTGGGGGAAAGAACGAGCGTTCAAATTACCAATTAACGTGTCCGTCGTGCAACCACACCAAGTGCGCCAAGCATCCCATCGCCTTTGCTCAAAGTCTCGGAAGGCTCCTTTAATGCAGACCGTATTTGACCATATTCCAGAGTGGTTTATACTCCGTTATGACGCGGAAATATGCGCTTGGGCGGCCAACTTCCAGAAGATCGGTCCGGTCAAGAATTTCGTCTTGCGCGAGGGCCAGTTTGCCGACTTGTCGCCGGACCCGGAGATTGGACCGGTCCTCTTGGGCGCACGCCTCGTTGCCAAGATGGAAAAATGGGCCGACCGCGTGACGATCAGTCCGGCGACCGAAATGGACCGCGAGACGATCGCGCGTCATTGCCGCAAGATGGTTTCGCTTGGCATTAAGCCCAATATGAGGTTGCAAGAACCAATCCGGCCTGGTGTGCCGATCTTCCCCACCGTCCACGCCAAACCAGTGAGCAACTAATGTCCAGCGGCGACAAACCCTCCGAAGCCGCGCCGGTCAGCGCCATCGTCTCGCTGTTCCAGAAATACCCCGGCTTGCAGAACTTCCACCCCTGGCCGTGCATCGTCTCTCGGCAGTTCCTCGTCCCCTACCTCGCCGGCCGCTCGACCGACGGGATTGTGACCTACATCGACGAAGGCGTGCCGGCGCGGCTCAAGATGGGCGTCGAGCCAGACAAGTACCTCTGCTGCCACGAAGGCCTCGAGTGGTGGATGATGACGCGGCTCGACAAGGCCTATTGGGAAGGGCCGGGCGCCAAGTCCGCTCACTGGTGGGCGACCGGCTTCGAGCACATGAACCTCAAGCTCGACGGCTGGTCAGATCAGGACATCGATGCCTACGAAAAGGAACTGGCGACCTACGTCTCGGAAACCGAGAGCGAGAGAATTTCGGCTGAAACCGTGCCCCCCGATCTCTACCAAGGCCCCTATGAGTCCGCCGGCGACAGCGACAAAGCCGAAGACGACGATGACGCCCTCATCCTGCCGATCCTGCGCGCCGCCCGCGCGCGGCTGATGCAGGTCCAGGAAGCGAGAATGCCTTGAATTCCGTCTTCAATGTCATCGGCGGCACCAAGGCGGCAGATTTCATCCTCGCCAATCATCCGGTGGATTATATTGGCGGGCCGATCGGCAGCGGCAAGACTAAAGCCATGTGTCTGCGCGTCGGCCGACACGCCCAAGAGCAGCGGCCAAGTCCAAAAGACGGCGTTAGGTATACGCGCTTCGCGATGGTGCGCAATACAATGCCGGACCTGAAACGCTCCACAATCCGTACTTGGCTTGAGACCTACCCTGAAGACACATACGGCCGTTTTACGTATGGCGCGACGATGGGTCACAAGCTGCGCTATCCCTTCGAGGGGGGGCCGGTTCATTGCGAGGTCGACTTCATCTCGCTCGACAAGACCGACGACGTCAAGAAGCTGCGCTCGACCGAGTACACTGGCGTCTGCTTCAACGAACTGCCATTCATCGAGAAGGAGCTTTTCGACGAGGCCGACTCGCGCTTGCGCTACCCGCCGCGGGAACATGGCGGCCCGACGTGGCGCGGCGTGCTCGGCGACGGCAACGCGCCCGACGAGGACCACTGGCTAGCCACGATGGCCTACGGCCTCGACCCGCCGGTCGGCTTGGCTGAGGCCGATCGCGCGCTGTACGAATGGCCGGACTCGTGGGGCCTGTACATGCAGCCGGCGGCGCTGATCGAGGAGTTCGACGCGCGCGGCCAGATCACCGGCTACCACATCAACCCGGAGGCCGAGAACCTCAAGAACCTGCCGGCCGACTATTACGATCGCCAACTGCGCGGCAAGACGAAGGCGTGGATCGACTCGCGCTTGATGAACCGCGTCGCGCTGGTCGCCGAGGGCCAGCCGGTCTGGCCGATGTTCCGCCGCGAGTTCCATGTCTCGCGCGAGGCGTTGCGGCCGTTCCCCAATTACGACGTGCAGGTCGGCCTCGATTTCGGCCGCGTCCACCCCGCCGCCGTGTTCGCCCAGGAGGTCGGCGGTCGCGTCTACGTCCAATACGAAATGCTCGGCTTCAACGAGGGGCCTTCAATCTTCGCGCCGAAGGTGCAGAAGTTCCTGACGCAGCACTATCCCGGCCAGAAGGTTCGGTTCGTCGGCGATCCTAAGGGCCGCGACAAGCACGACGAGCAATCGGCCTACGAGATTTGGGCCGCGCACGGGATGCCCGTGATCCCGGCGCCGGCGCCGATGAACGACATCGAGAAACGTGTCGAGGCGGTCGCCTTCGCGCTGAACGACAACCCGGCCGGCGTCAACCGCGTCGTCATCTCGCCGGCTTGCCGGACGCTTGTTGTTGGCATGTCCGGCCGCTACCATTTGGAACGAGAAGAAAAAGGCGTGCTAAAGCCTTCAAAAGACAGGTACTCCGACTTGTGTGACGCCCTCCAATACTTAATTTTAGGCCTCGGCGACGGGCGCCGCATGATCGGCCTCGACCCTATTGGCCTGGTCATGCCAGCCAAGATCGGCCGTATGCGCCGGACGATGCGCAGGATAGCCGGATGATGGAGCCGATCGAGCCGATTGGCGCGGCCGAGCCAGCCGAATGGTTCGTCGTCTTCCACCCCGATGCGTCGTCGCGCTGGCTGTCCGCGCTGGCAATGGGCCGCTTCAAGCACGTCTCGGCCTTCACCTATGTCCCGGTCGGCGACTGCTGGCTGTTCCTCGACGCCGAATGGACGGGCCTGCGCATTGTTCACGCCAGCCACGACGTCGCCCGCCAGCAGATTGCGCGCTACGCCGCGCACTGCGTCATCGTCAAGTTCAAGTGCGCCGCCACCCCGATGAATTGGCGCGGCCGCGCCGGCTTCACCTGCGTCTCGGCGATCAAGCATTTGCTCCGCGTCAGGACCGGATCATTGCGGCCTGACGCGCTCTATCGCCATCTGCTCGCCAACGGAGGCGAGTTGTTCGATGGGCGCACCAAAGATTCCTGTCGACCCGATGCTGGCGCAAGAGCAACAGCAGGCGCAGACCAGCCTCGATAACCAACTCCAGACGCAGACGCAGGGCGACATGGCGTCGCTGATGGCGCGCTACGGCACGCAACTCGCGATCGCCGGCAGCACAACTTCCCCGCTCGTCTCGACCAGCACTGGCGCGATCGCGCCCGGCAAGGCCGCCTGACCTATGGCAGAAATCCCCTCGACGACCAATTCCGTCCAGAGTGAAGCCGCCTCGACCGGCCAGGCGAAGGACCTGCAACAGCAGGCAGTTGCGCGTCTCGCCGCGGCGCGAACATGGAAGTCATACATCGAACTCGACGTGAAGGAGTGCTATTTTCTGGCGGCGCCGAATCGCCAGCGCCAGATTTCCTCGATGACGTCGCCGAGCCAGGCGCGTATGTTGGACGCGCCCGAACTCAACACCGACGAAACCTTTATCATCGTTGAGGATTTTGTCACGGCGGTCGTCGGCGCGTTCATGCCGGAAGCCGAGCCGTGGTGCGAGCGCGGGCCGGGCATGGACCTGCCGGGCGGCGCCGAAGGGCCGGTCTGGCGCAAGGTCCGCGATCAGATCAAGAAGGACGACCAGGCGATCTTCGCCGCGATGAAGGCGTCGAACCTTTATCCTGAAATACCGAAGGCGTTCAACCCGGACCTCGCGATCGGCACGGCTGCCGTGTGGGTCGAGCGCCCGCATCCGGCCTCGGCGATCACGGTTTCGGCCATTCCTTTCCGAGAACTCGAAATCGACCTCGGACCCTATGGCGAGGTCGACTACCGCGCCGCCGTGCGTTTCACGAGGAACCACTACGTGCGCGAACTCGTCGGCGAGGAAGTGTGGAAGAAGGTGCCGCCCGAGGTCAAGGAGAAGCACGAGGACAAGCCGTCCGATCGGACGCAGGTGATTTGGGCCTTCTGGCGCGATTGGGAGGACAAGTCGGACGAGGTCTGGCAGCACGTCATCATGATTGGCAACGAGGTCATTCACGACGCCAAATGCGTCGGCGAGGGCTCGTGCCCGCTGCTGGTCATGCGCTTCGGCGCGACGGCAGACTGGCCGCACGGCGTCGGCCCACTGATCAAGGGCCTGCCGAGCTTCCGCCAGATCGATGAACTCGAATACATGCGGACGAACCACGCCGCGCTGTCGATCAACCCGCCGATCACCTATCCCGACGATTCCTTCGCCGCCGTTGAACAGGGCGTCGAGGAAGGCATGGCCTATCCGATTCGGCCCGGCACGTCCGGCGATGTCAAGGAAATCTACAAGGTCCCCCCGCCCGAGGTCGCCAACTATCAATATCAGGAGAAGATCAAGAAGCTGCGCAAGCTGTTCTTCGTCGACTACCCCGAGCAGACCGGCGACACGCCGCCGACGCTCGGCCAGTGGCTCGACGAGATGGCGCGGGCGCAGCGGCGCCTCGGGACGCCCGGCCTGCCGTTCTGGCGCGAGGGGCCGGCGCAGATTTTCCTCCGCTTCAAGTGGCTGCTTGAGAAGGCCGGCGCAATCCAGCCGATCCGCGTTGACGGCCGCGCCGTCGCGACCATGCCGCGCAATCCGGCGCAGGCCGCCGCTGAGCAGCAGGAAGTCGGGATGGCGATCAAGGCGCTGCAAATCATCGCGCCGACCTTCCCCGAGGAGTTCAAGATGTACTGCGACGGCGCCGGGACGATGAAGGCGATCGTCGACAAGATGCGCGTCGGCCTGATCAAGTGGCGCAATCCCGACCAGGTCAAACAGGCAACCGCGGCGATCGCCCAACTGGCCGGCGCGCGCCATGCTGGAGCGCCGCCCAACGAGACGCCGGGAGCGGCCGCATGAGCGAAGTTTCCGACGACGATCTTAAGCTAGCGATCGACCGCATTGCGCGCACGCCAGACGGCGTGACGCTCTACCTCTATTTGCAGAAGGCGCTCTGCGGCGTCATCAGCGATGGATCGGAGAGATCATTGCAAGACGACCACGGTCGCCGCAGTTTCGCTCGTGATCTAATGGCCCTGATGGCCGAGGGAATTGCTCTAAGTGACCGAAGTCGCCCCGTCACCTTCCGCCTCGCCAACGCCGTCGAGCGCTCCGCCCGTCGCATCCCCGGCGCCCGTCTCGTCAGCCGCGACGACTACGTCCCCGGCTTCTCCGACCCCGACGCCGACCCCAGCTCCCACGCCGACTCCGGCCGCTCAGACTAGCGAGCGGCCGGCTTATATTCCCGAGGCGTATTGGGACGCCGCCGCCGGCAAGGTCAAGGACGCCGAGTTCGCCGCCCACTTCAACGAATTGCAGACCCGCGTCGCCGCCGACGAATCGCGCCGGCTGACGCTGCCGGCCAAGCCGGAAGACTACAAGATCGAACTGCCGAAGGATTTCACTCTGCCGCAGGGCGTCGAGTTCAAGATCGACGTCGACAACCCGTTGTGGGCGCAAGGCCAGCAATGGGCGCAGAAGAACGGCCTGACCCAGGAAGCCTTCCAGGAAGCCATCGCCCTCGTCGCCGGCGACCGCGTCGGCACCGCCGCGCAGATCGACCAGGCGCGCAAAGCCGAGATCGGCAAGCTGGGCGCCAACGGCCAGGCGCGCGTCACCGCGATCCAGACCTGGGCGCAGGGCCTGCTCGGCCAGGAGTCCGGCGGCCGCTTCGTCTCGCGCCTGTTCACCGCGGCCGACGTCCAGATGGCGGAATCGCTGATCGCCAAGTTCACCGGCTCCGGCACCTTCAAGAGCGGCGGCCGCGAGCCGCCAGAAGTGCCGGGCAAACTGTCAGACGCCGACTACAACAAGCTCTCGATGCCGGATCGTCTCGACTACGCCCGCCGCATGACCGCGGCGGCGCAGGGCAAGAAGGTCGCCTGACATGACCGTTTTCGTCGCCACCTTCGTCGATCAGACCTTCGACAAGAAGTCGGCTGAGGTTGCCTATATCGCGCGCATGTTGCGCAAGATGGCCGACGATGTCCAAAAGACGCAGGGAACGGTCAGCGCCGCGACCTCCGTGCTGCTTCCCAACGCGGCGGGAACGGCGAACACCGCT